GTTCTTCTTGTTTTTATTATACCACAAATTAGAAAAAATATTGCATATAATATTTTTTATAGTCAATAAAAATATGAAATTTTTTATACACAATGATGATGAATCTAACTAGATGAATAAATTTAATTGTAAATAAGAAAGTACTTACTTAAATGGTAGGTGCTTTTGTTTTGCCAAATTATGCTATAATATTGAGTGAGATGAGTAATTTGTGGGGGAATTTTATAATGTGGATATTAGTACCAATAATAACAATAGTATTACTTATAATAGCTGTTTCTTCTATGCAATATATTTTAGTTATGATAGCTTTTTTGTTGATTATATATTCTTTTATAGAAAAGAAAATAGTTATGGGTCTTGTGTCAGTTCTTTTTTTCACTTATTCAATTTATCTTTGTGCAACTTGGGAAGATAAATCCTTGATAGCAGATAATAAAGTTGAGACTGTTAAGGCACAAAGAGAAACTGTAGAAAGAGAAAAAGAAATGGAAAGAAGAAGAATACAAGAAGAAGTAGACAAAGAAAGATATATTGAAAAACATGGAATGGAAATATCAGAAAATGATTTAAAAGTTAAGCTAGAGGCTTTAGTACCTCAAGAATATAAGGGGAAGAAATATGAATTAAAAGTAGGAAAATTTAAAAGATATAGTATGTATTTTGATTTAACTGTACAAAATGAAAAATTTAGTAATTCTGAAGAATGTAAAAAATTTGTAAAAGAAATTGCTAATGATCTTAAAAAAATTAAAATAAGCAAGGCGTACTTTAAGTTTCATTCAAAAGATGACGGCGGTATATATAATTCTGTTTATATTGATTATTTTAGAAACATACAAAATAATGTAGATAATGTTGAAAATTTAGAATTCAATGAGTTTGAACTTAAAACCGAAGAAGAAGAGAAGCGAGAACAAGAGAAAATAGAACAAGAAAAAAACAGTTATAATAACTACATTCAAAACAGAGTGGTTGACCCACTAGATAGAATAAAGAAACTAAAAGAGTTGCTAGATTCAGGAGCAATTACATAGGAAGAATATAATAAAAAGAAAAAAGAATTATTAGAATAGATAATATAGTAAGCACTTACAGGTATGTAGGTGCTTTTAAATTTACAAAGTATTCCATTTTAATTTTATAGTTTAGATTTTATGATATAATAAAAATATAGAAGTTTTGCAGTGTGCGATATTTGTTACAAAGTAGGGCTTAATACTTGAAATCTAAGATGTTGAGGGTGCGTGATAAGTGTTATCAATTGCACTATTGCCCCCTCACTGCAATTTTAAGAGTATTGTATATATGTAGGTATTGGAAATGCTAAGTTTATTTTGGGGTTTTAGATTAACTATATGGAATGTAAAAATTTTTGACGCTATGAAGAAATTTACTACAAAATTTGTTTTAGATTAACTATATGGAATGTAAAAACTTTTTTCATCCTCCCAAACCTCTTGTTCGCTGTCGTTTTAGATTAACTATATGGAATGTAAAACCAATTATGTACAGTTTAGTTACTGTGTTAAGTCTTGTTTTAGATTAACTATATGGAATGTAAAATCCTTTTATAAATATCTTCTGACATGTGTATATGCTTGTTTTAGATTAACTATATGGAATGTAAATCGGCTACAACGGTATAAATTAAATTTAGCAGGGTACATTTTAGATTAACTATATGGAATGTAAATTGCTGTGATTTCAATAATAAAACAATTAATAATTGTGTTTTAGATTAACTATGTGGATTCAAAATTAAATAAACAAAGAAAGCACTTACAAATATGTAGGTGCTTTTATTCTGCTCAAAATTGGTCGGTTGGGTAAAATAATTAGAAAAAGTTAGTAAAAACCTATTGACTGTAACTCGTTACAATATTGTTATTAATGTAACGAGTTACAGAAAAGAGGTGAATAAAATAGCAACTAAAAGTAGGGCAGAGTATATGAAAAATCGTCGAAAAGATAAAAGAGGTTTTAGTGTACTTTTAGACAAAGAAAAGTTAGATAAATTTGATGAAGTGTTAGAGGAAAAGAATCTAACCAAGAAAGAATGGCTAGAAGAAAAAATCGACGAGGAACTGGAACAAAAGGAATAAAAAATAAGGGTCACTCCCACCGACCAAAGTTTGAGTAACCCCTATGACGTATACTATCGTATATCAATTATAGTATATGTCATTCCTTAAAAAAATCAATTATTAAGGAGTGTAATATTATGAAAAATGAATTAATGATGTTTGAAGGAAAAGAGATTGAAGTATTTGAATTTGAAGGAAGAATTTTATTCAACTCAAAAGATGTAGTAAACTGTTTAGACATAAAAAATGTTAATGAGAATATAAGACTTATGAATGAAAAGCAAGTTGTAAAGTTAAGAAATTCGGATATCAGTAATACTGACATCCGAAAACTTAATAATGCTGGAGAAAATTTTCTTACTGAAAGTGGAGTGTATAAATTAATCTTTAAATCAAGAAAAGAAGAAGCTGAGAGATTCCAAGGCTGGATAAGTGATGAAGTTTTACCAAGCATAAGACAAACTGGTGCATACATAAATAATAATGCAATACCGAAAAGTTGAGAGAAAAAGCAAGTGAGATTGAAAAATTACAGTTGGTTTATAACAGTACATCTATGTTAAAAGAATTGCTAGATGATGCAGGCTTTGACAATAAATCAAAACTATTAACAGCTAAAACATTATATAAGAAAGCAGGAATTGATTTACCAATAGAGATAAACGAAGAAGAACATTATTTTGATACAAAACAAATAGCATCTAAACTGAAAATATATTCTAAGAGTAATAAACCAGCTCAGATGGCAGTTTGTGAGATTATTAAAAAGATTGATTTAGAAGATGGTGAAGTTAAAGGTGTTTGGGAAATTAATGGTTCTTGGACTGGTACTGTAAATAAATATACAAAGAGTGTAATAGATAAGGTGAGAACTTGGATAGAGGAAAATAATAGACCTACCAAGATTGCAGGTGAGAAGAAGAATTATTATGTATTTTACAAAATTGAGTAAATTTATCAGTTGTATTAAATAATTTAGTTTAGTTTTGGGGGGATTAATACAATGTGTGAGAATTTACTTGATAATATGTATATTGAAAAGAGAAAAGAAGAATATAGAATTAAACTTTTGAAAATAAGAGAAACAGATATAGATATATATAATAAGTTAGAAAGTATAGTATATAAACTTTCTGAGAAAAAATTAGAGAAAAATAATAAATAGACATATAAAGCACTTGGATATTCTACTGTTTCAAGTGCTTGTTTGGTATAAAATGGTATAATGGAGATAGAGAATTATATTAACCAAAAAATGGAGAAAATAGAGAAGATGATTTAGTTGACGCTTTATCAGTAGGAGTACCTGTAGGTAAGACAGAATCTCTAGTACGATTAGTTGGAGATGGAATAAGTGATACTCAAAAAAGTTTAATAAATAAAAGAGAATTTAGAAATATAACTCAAATTGGTGGAAATGGAAATGAGAAAGCATTTAGTGAAGTAGAAAACTTAGTTAAATAGATTAGAAGGTAGCAACTAGAGTTGGTTGTTACCTTCTTTTTTTATACTTTCTCTCTCTAAGTATTTTATTTTTCATATCTTCGAATACATCTAATGCAGTAGTATAAAATTGTATATTATTTCTATAAGGTATAGCTATTGGAAGAATGCCCTTGTTAACTAAAAAAATAAGAAGTACAATAAATAAAAGTGTCATAATCATTCTAATAAAATAATTAGTGATATCTGATAAATCAAATGTTAAGTTAATTGTTGTAGAAAATACAACAGCCATAATAGATATATACAAAGCAAAAATGGGGTTACTATTTTTTTGTAACTGTCCTTTAAGCCTAGATTGCTCTATTTCTATATCTTGAATACTTTTTATGGAATCCATTTCACTATAATACTTATAAACTTTTAAATAATATTTTTTATACTTGTTTAAAGCTTCTTCATTATCTTTAAGGTCTTTGTCACTTAACTCTGATTTAACTTCCCCAAAATCCATAAAATCCCTCCTACAATGTTATATAATATACTTTAATTTATAGCATATTTAAGAACTTATATCAGCAATTTGTCGAACGATTTTAGCTAAAAATAGAGTATAATGATAGGCTTATTATTTATAAGATATTATTTT